TAGGAAGTTCAATATCTTCTTTAAGGCCGGTTTTTTCGTTGTATACTCGAACCCTAACGTGATTTGGATACCAATCCAAAATTTTACCAGTTCGCATTGAATTGATATCATAGGAGCCAGTTATTTCGGGATTAAAGGTTGTGTCGACTGGAACAATAGCCACACATCCTTCGTCAAGCATTGACATAACCACGTCCTGTATAAAAGATCTACCCGTCTGGTCAACGTTGGCTTCGACGGTGAGGCAGCTGTTCAATCCCGAGTCGATGACCGATAGGAAACGATTATTTTCATCTAATCGAACATGCTGGACATTGATAGCCGCCGCATCCAAAGCAATACGGTTATATACAGAAGTTACTATAGAACGCTCGTTTCCTCGAGTAAGTCTCGGTCTGTCTGGTCTATAAGAATGACTAATCCCAATGTCTCTATAGAAACTCGTGGGTTCTTTGTTGAGAAATGCATTCCAGGCATGTTTCAGCCTATCTCCAAAAGTCACCTCCATTTTGAATTATCACCTCCTCGCTTCGACTTTATCAATAACGGTATTTTTGTATGCGACTTTTCCGGAATCATAAATTCCATTCTTGAGTTGGTTCATGTTATACCCTTGATCAGCAAGAGCCATGAAAACTCCAACTTCTCCTCGTTTGGCTACAAATCGCACAACTTTACCAGATGGTGATGTTAAGTCGGAAACTTGTTCNTTCATTAGAGAAGCCATTTTTTTGTTATAAGNATTAATGGTGGCCGCACTTAGTTTACCGGATTTATTAACAGCGTTTGGGTCTTTCATTAACTCGTTGGCNTATTTCATTAATTCTTTCGAAGATTTCTTACGGGCNTTCTCCGTAATTTTCTCGGTGTTTTTCTTAACCCATTTGTTATCTTTTTTAGTCAGGTGGCCAAGTTGAGCCGGGGTTCTTCGAACACCCCATTTCATTCCGAGAATGCCGTAATGGGTCAATCTATTATCCATATGTTAATCACCACCTTTAAAAAACAAAAGAAAAAGGAGCCTTAATAGACCCCCAATTCACGTAATCTGTTTCGCGTATTACTTAACAAAACCTTAGTCTCAGCTATCTTATTTACAGTATCGAATTGAAAACTTAACCATTTATCAGGGTCGTATTTTTCTTTCTCAACTGTCAAACGATCAAGCATCGGTTCCAATGTTGCTAAATATGTTTTACAATATTCAATTGTGTGAATTAAATCTTTAATCTCCTTTTTCGCTTTTTTAGTGAGTATGTTCATTTTACATACCTCCTTTCCCATAAAAGGGTATGTAAATTTAGCGAACTTTAACGCCTATTTGACCACCTTCAAAGCTAACAGACGGAATACCAAACTTACCATTTTGCACGTAATACTTGCCTTCGGCTATAGCGGCCGCTGATAAAACAGGAAGGGCAATCGCTCCTACGGTTTTTAATATCTTATTAGTACGCTCTCTACCCATCATGATCCTCCATTCATTAACGGATACTGCTTCTAATTCCCGCTTACTTAAAGTTGAGCCGAATATTCTTTTCATTTCGGAAGAAACTCGGCCTGCTGCGCCGTATTTCTTTACCAACTTAGCATCTTTAATCCTATTTTTAGCAAGGATTTTTCCGGTAGCATCTCCTTCGTTTTTTGCTTTTTGCAAATCGAGTCGAGCGCGAGTTAGGTTTAGTTTTTTAGAGGCTTTAGCGTAGGCTTTAGAACCGACCCCTTTTGTTGAGCGAATTTCAGCCCTTTTTGCTTGCTGATCCTTCACCCTTCCTGCTAATCTATCGAGCTGCTGTCGACTTCTTCGAACGCCCCATTTCATTCCGAGAATGCCGTAATGGGCTAATTCGTTGGTATAATTGTATTGCCACATCTAATCTCACCACCTTTACTCAAAAGCGTCTTTATTGGCTTTATAAGCGATATAGGCATCCATCATAGCGGCCACAGCGTCGATCTTCTGCTCATATCGTTTCTTAAGTAATTTCCTATTACCATTCGTATCTTCAAGAGTTATACAGTTACCCATAGCAAAAGTCATAAGTTCTTCATCAAATAAAAGCATCCGCTCCTCAGAAAGTTTCTTTAACTCTCCTAGAGGAACGGACTCCGTTTTTGCACCCTGTATAACTTTTTCGATTCCAAATGGACCGTTTTCAGATTCCCAACGCTCTACAAATTCCTTTGCGTTATATGGGTCGAAACCAAAACATCTAACGTCATATCCACATTCGTTTATGTGATTATCCAAGTCTTCATAAACTTCCATCATGTCTAAAACAGTTCCCTCAAGGACAATTAAACTTCCTTCTTTCATGAAATGATCGTATTTGATTCTCATGGCAGCAGGGAGCTTCATTAGTGTTAGTGAAGATATATAGTTTCGAGTTTTGATACCGAAGCACCCATTAGATAAAGGAAACAGAAATGTAAATGCACAAAAGTCGTCTCCTTGGGAGAGGTCAGCGCCCAACGCACAAGGCATTTGCCAGAAGTCTCTCTTTCTATGAGGAAGAGTTTCTTCGTAAGTGAAGTAGTAAGTATAACCCTCCATGGGAATGCCAAAACGTTTTGCTAAAATATCGTTTCTAGCTGCCGGAGCTTTTTCTGCTCTTTCGACATCCAACTGATATGTTTCATAAGTGACTGTTTTACCAAGATTAGGATTAGCTTTTAACCACATCTCCGGGTTTGAAACCTCATCGATTGAATCAAGTTTATACCACCAAATCGAAACGTGAGGGTTAATATAATCGCCTTTAAGGATGTCTGCTAACTCCATTTTGATTGTATCACCGCTTCCATTACGAACCGTTCCTTCGGAGCTAGTTGCTACAATTAAATAATCATCAACTTTAGAAGCACCTTGCTCAATGGCTCCAACAACGTCTTCTCGAATGTCTCCCGAAAGCCATTCGTCAATAGTGGCCACTTTAGGTCGGAGACCTTGAAGTTTGGGAATAGACATCGGTCGTATTTCTATTAAAGAACCGGTAAGGAAATTTTCAATACCTTTCTTTGTGGAGGCTAACTTCACTCTTTTAGCTTTAGATCCGGTGGTATTTTGTAATGAGCCTTCTGTTAGAAATTTAAACAGAGGACCTCTTGATCGAGTTATAGCTGTACGAATAGGGGACATCACTTCTTCAGCTTGCTTCATTGTTGGGGCAGTTGTGATTTGATGAGTTGTCGTAGTATCGACGTTTTGGAAATACGATTGGATACAGGAATCGTACAGAGATTTAGCAGCTCCTCTTCCAACGATAAGATACTGCTTATTAATTAGGCGTTTCTTGATAGTCTTCTTTACGTAGCGTCCACCGTGTCCATCTGGATTTGGTTCATAAACGCTTCTTTCAACAAAGTAATACCAACCAAAAACTTGTTCACCCCATAACTTAAAACTATCTAACAAGCGTAAGTCGCCGCCATCGGTTAAAGTTAATTCGGATTCACAATAATTAATCCATCCTTCGACAGCTTGATCATCGTAGTAAACTCCGGGGTTGGCAATGAGATCATCGATACGATTCATCTCCATAGAGATTTCTTTACATACAGGAATCTCCCCTCGGATTACGGCATCTCTAAACATGCCGTAATATTTTGGAACGGCAGTGTTTGATAATGCCATACTCAATTCTCCTTATCCTTTTTTTTCAATAATGGCCTTGATTTTACCAGCATTATTATAAATAGTAAGAGCAGTAGTAGTAACAGTCGCCACAGTTGTTCCAGCTTTGATAATCTTTTGCGCATACTCTTTACCTTTACTAACGCTGCCATCGTTCACAAGTTGTGAATATTGTCTCTCCATTTGAAGACGATTCACAACTTTTCTAAGTTCATCGTCGGACATATCCTTAATTGTTGGTTTTTTCTTAGCCTCTTTTTTTGCAGCTTTATTAGCAAGCTTTTGTTCGTTGGACTTGATTCTTTTTTCTAAAATATCTTTATCTCTTTTATCATACGCTGCTTGTCTTTTCTTAGTAAATCCAACACTGGTATGTTTTCCACTATTAAGTCTGTCTAGTTTAACCTTATCGGCTTTCAGTTGTCTCTTGGTAGTAATCATGGTTCTCCCAAGTTGTGCTGGAGTTCTTCGAACACCCCATTTCATTCCGAGAATACCATAGTGAGCTAAATAATCATTACCCATTTTACATTTCCTCCTCTTCGATTGTTTTTACAGGATCCGCCGCAACTTGAATTCTCCATTCAAGCTCTGAAATAATTCGGTTCATAGATTCGATTACGGAAGAGCTAAGAGGAGGATCGAATAANAATTTAACCTTCATGTATGTATAAGACTTTACACTTTCCAACCTTTTATTATCCTGGATAAAGTCNGTCCATACATCGGTATCATCTTCGATCGAGAAACCTTCNGAGGGACCAACACCAATTTGGGTTAGNATTGCAAATACAGAATTGATGTGCATAATAAGGTCCGCATCGAAGTGTGTATACTCTTCCGCAATTCCAAGCATTTTTTTAATTGATGTTAGTATACTCTCCATGGCGTTTCTCCTTTACTTCTGAATTGTAATAAAATTTTTCATGCAGAATCCTTCAATTCCGGCAGCCGTAAAAACTTTATAGAATTCTTCTGTTGATTCATTTTTGTTAATCATGAGTTCCGTTTGATAATCAACTTCGCAAACAATAGCGGAATCTGTTTTGGGTTCCTCTCGAACGTTTAACTTTTTGCAATTTGTAACAAAACCCATTTTCACATCTTCGGAGTTTTGAGACTCTTCGTGTTCCTCGATTCGATAGTCATCTTTAAGAAGATTATCATGATACATTTATTGTTTTCCTCCTTTTTATTTATGTCTCCATGGACATGTATCGTTTTTAGTTCGTTCTATCGGTGCTAGAATTAATAAACTTTCGTCGCCATAATGGATTGCATTATGTGTTGAAAGCTTTGTTGAAATTACATTCTCTGGATCAAAGACAGAAGAACTTCTATTTATTAAATCATCGTAAGTAATCGGGTTGATGTGATGAATAATAATTGGTCCATAAATATTAAAACCGTCTACAGCCAAATCACATCCATTATCTCGAACGATTATCTTATCCCTAAATCTTAACCAATCATCTGAATGATAAAATTCCTGATTCACCCATCTTTGAAA